AGACTGGCGAGTACACCCAGAACGTGATCAAGCTTGGCGTGACCGTCAGACAGAACTCATGGGTGAAATGCAAGCATCACAGGAACACGATGCCTCATTTATCTTTTCTGGTAATACCGTGGTCCCACCAGATATTATTGAATTTTATAAAAAGACGTATGTACAAGAACCTATTTCTAAGCAAGGATTTGATGGAAATTTGTGGGTATGGGAATACCCTGTAGCAGGTAAATCTTATGTTGTTTGTGCTGACGTTGCCCGAGGCGATGGTGAAGATTATTCTACCTTCCATGTCATCGATGTAGAAAAATCTATGCAAGTTGCAGAATATAAAGGTAAGGTGGAGACAAAACAATTTGGTAATATGTTAGTGTCTATTGCCACCGAATACAACGATGCACTATTAATTCCCGATAACAGTTCTATCGGATGGAATTGCATTCAACAAATTATTGACCGTGGATATCGAAATCTCTTTTATATGTCAAGAGATTTACAATACGTTGATGTCGAACATCAAATAACAAATAGACATTATCGGGATGAACGAAACATGGTTCCAGGCTTTATGATTTCCCAACGCACTCGTCCACTCATCATTGCACGACTCAAAGAGTATATGTTAGATAATTCGTTTACGATTCGGTCTGGTCGTATGATGGCAGAATTAGAAACGTTTATTTGGAAGAACGGTCGTCCAGAGGCATTGCAAGGATATAATGACGACTTGGTATTGGCACTGTGTATTGGATTATGGGTCCGTGATACAGCACTTCGTCTACGACAGGAAGGAATCGAATTAACAAAAATGGCATTAGATAAAACGTCATACAATAGTATTCCTCTTGCAATCAAGCAAGGTGGTCTTGATCATAATCCATATGAAATGAAAATTGGTAACAATCAGAGCGAAGATATTCGTTGGCTTATAGGATAGAAACGTTTTAATATAAATTTAGTTATATTTATATAGTGATGTACTTTATATTCTCCGCGGAGACTTTTTATGAAACGTAGTGAACTGGAAGAAATTATTAAAGAAGAAATTTATAAAATAATAAATGAAATTCGATTCATGCGCGATGAATCGTTGGATGAAAAAACTGTTCCTCCGTACACTAAAGAAACGCGTAAAAATCGTCGTCGGATGTCACCTGCACAGATTGCAAAGAGAGACGAGATTGGTAAAAAGATGAAAGGTAATTCTAAAACGGTGGCACGATTTAAGAAAAACTACGGTGACGAATGGGAAGATTACCTGTGGGCCTCAGCGTCTAGTATAGCACTCGGCGGCGGATTTAAAAAGAAAGACGGTTCATCTGATGATGAATAAAATATTACATAGAATAGTTAAAAAGCTTAAACCAACGGGAGTACAACAATGATTAGAATGATGGGATTAGTAGACCTACGTGGAATCGGAGCCCCGGTTGGTTCACGTACTATCGAAGAAGACCTTACCGGCAATCAAAAAAAATTAGACGTTGATAAAGATGGGAAAATTGAAGGCGAAGATTTAGCAAAACTACGGACTAAGAAAGAAAATTTGAACGAAGAAAATCCAGACAATCCAGACGTTGTTGATGACCACGAAGGTCAGATGGCAAAAGCAGATTTGATGGCAATTAATAAGCATTCAAAAGAAATTTATAACATGTTGGGTGACGATGAAGAACTAGAGGGATGGGTTCAGTCAAAAATCACCAAGGCAGCGGAATACATGAATGCAGTATATAACAACATGAATTATGAGAAGAATAAACCAGGTTCATTGGGTGATGGGGAAGGAACACCTGCAGATGCCACCGATGGTATGATGCCAGAAGGTACGCATTTAAACCCATCCAAAGACCACAAAGATCCACACAAAGATCCACACCTAGCTCATGAAAGTATTTGTGAAGGTGCAGATTGTATGGATGAAGTTGCTCCTGAAGGATGGGAAGGTACCGTCAAAGCAATGAAGAAATATAAGAAAATTGACAATCCGTGGGCGCTTGCTTATTACATGAAGTCCAAGGGATATAAATCACATAAAAAGGACAAGTAACATGGAACCGATTGCAAAGTTTTTAGGAACATTGATGTCCAGTAGAACGCAAGCACATGTGTTTCATTTACAAACACCGTCATTTGCCGCACATAAAGCATTGAATGAATATTATGATGAGATTGTTGATTTAATTGATTCCTACGCAGAAATGGCCCAAGGTCGATATGGAATTATTCGCGGATATGTTATGTCGAATCAGATTTTTGAAGATGATTCGGTGTTAAAATATTTTGCAGGATTGCAGAAGTTTGTTGATGAAATTCGCACACAATTACCTCAAGACGGAGAACTCAACAACACCGTGGATGAAATTTCTGGTTTAATTAGTTCAACTATTTATAAATTAAAATTTTTAAAGTAATATGAAATACATTGATTTTTACGAAAATATTTGTCGATGTGATGAAGGATGCGGGTGTGAAGAAACTACCAACGAATACACGGGGGATACGTTTTCTGCGCCGCAACCTGACTTTGACACATATTCAACGTATAATAATGACCCACATAAAAAGAAAAAGTTAGAAGAATTTTCTGCTTTACTTGAAAAAAATACACCCACGAGTCCCGACAAGTGGGCAAAAGCAAAAGCAGCCGCACGTGCAAAATTTGATGTGTATCCTTCTGCTTATGCAAATTTGTGGGCTGCAAAGAAATATAAGAGTATGGGCGGTGGATGGAAGAAGGGTAAAAAATGATAAGTCTTTCGGATATTTTGGAAGAAGTCGTTGATGAACTAGACGAAAAGTATAAGACCAAAGGTAATTTGGGAAAATGGCTTCGTCAAAAATGGGTGGATATTTCACGAAAAGATAAAAGTGGAAAGCATCCACCATGTGGGGCATCTGCTGGAAAAAAAGAACGAAAAGGTGGCTCTGCTAAATATCCAAAATGTCGTCCTGCCCGTTCTGCAGCAGCAATGAGTAAAGGTGAAAAACGGTCAGCAGTTACTCGGAAACGTAAAGCAGGAAATCCTGGTGGTAAACCTACGATGGTGTCAACGTTCAAAAAGGATAATTAATATGGATAATATTACTGAAGCTTGTTGGGAAGGATATAGACAAGTTGGTATGAAGGATAAAGGTGGTAAGATGGTTCCCAACTGCGTTCCTATCAACGAAAATGACATTTATGATGGTGAGTTTTGTCCAGCATGTTTAGCTAAATATATCTTAGAACGTAAGGATATGTTGGAAGAAGCAGAATATCAAGGTCGCAAAGTTCCCCTTGGAAAACCAATGCGCGGCGATGTTGGAAAATTCAAAGTATATGTTAAAGACCCAAAAACTGGTAATATCAAGAAAGTAAACTTCGGTGACAAAAAGATGCGTATCAAGAAGAATATTCCTGGTCGCCGTAAGTCATTTAGAGCACGTCACAACTGTGCAAATCCTGGCCCAAGAACTAAAGCACGGTATTGGAGTTGCCGTAAGTGGTGATACGTCTCCGTGATTTATTGACCGAAACCGACACGAAAAAAGACACTCCGTATGTCAGCGGAGATACTTATATTAGTAAGGAAGAAGCAAAACGTATCTATGATTATATGGGATATGATTTTGACTTCAACCAATTTGTTTTGGGCATGAATACGGAATTAGAACACCAAGATGTCACGGACGGAAGTTTAGTAAAAACTGCAATGATTGCTGCTGCACATCTTCGGGAAGTTCCAGATTATTATACAAAATTAAAGCAGTATGTGGAATCTAAAAAAGTCACCAAAGAAGATGGGGCCCCCACGGGAGGAATTGGATTAAGTCTTCCCGGCGGTTATATTAATGGAGCACCAAAACCCAAAGATGTCAAAAAGATGCGGAAGCATCTCAATAAGGAGAAAGATCAATGATTCGTTTAACAGATTTATTGGTAGAGAATGCAGAAAACCGCATCAATTTGATGAAAATTCAAACCATTATGGAAAAACTCTATCCAGAATTAACCGGTGAACAAAGTAAAAAGTTGATGGAATTGTGCACAGAGATGCACATGATGGCTTCTCAATTAAACACAATTCCGTACATTAGAACGGAAACTGCTTTAGTTGAATGGAAACTTTTGGTCACTGCATTCAAGACAAAAGTAAATGAACTAAAAGAAGAAGTGGTCAGCGTATGTGAAAATAAAAAAATAGATTGCACTACAGTAGTTAAAGCATTAGATGAAGTATTAACATACTAAGTGAGGTTATATGGCAGATACGAGTATTTTTAGTAGATTAAAAAAACTTTTTTCTACTAACACAATTGTACGAAATGTCGGTGGCAAAAAACTAAGAATTGCAGACACGGACCAAATTCAGTCATTCGTAAACCGTCGAGGGGTTGACCGATACCACCGGGTTTATCAGTCAGGGACGGGTGGATACGGGTCACACCACGGCCGTTACGAGGCTGCTGCAGCATTTCAAGGTGCAAGACTGCAACTATTCCGTGATTATGATATGATGGACAATGACCCTATTGTTTCTTCTATATTAGATATTTATGCAGATGAATCTACGGTTAAGGACGAATTTAATCGTATTTTAACTATTAAAACCGACGATACTCGTATTCAAGAAATTTTACATAATTTGTTTTATGATATTTTAAATGTGGAATTTAATCTCTGGCCGTGGATTCGTAACATGGCAAAATACGGAGATTTCTTTTTATATTTAGATATTCACGATGAGTATGGCATTGTCAATGCCATACCGCTTTCCGTATATGAAACCATCCGTGTGGAAGGTGAAGAACCTGGAAACCCATTTTCTGTACGATTTAGTATTCAGAACGACTTTTTGGCATTAGGTAAAACAGAGTTCGATAATTACGAAATTGCACATTTTCGATTGCTGGCCGATACCAACTTCTTACCGTATGGCAAAGCAATGATTGAAAACGGCCGCCGTGTTTGGAAACAATTGCAGTTAATGGAAGATGCAATGTTAATTCATCGTATTATGCGAGCACCAGATAAACGTAAGTTTAGAATTGACATTGGAAATATTCCACCCGCCGAAGTAGAAACGTACATGCAACGAATTATCGACCGAATGAAAAAAGTTCCATTGGTTGATCAAAAAACGGGTGATTATAATCTTCGGTATAATATGCAGAATATTACAGAAGACTTTTATCTCCCAGTGCGTGGGAAGGATAGTGGTACGGATATTGAAACCATGCAAGGATTACAATTTAATGCTATTGAAGACATTGAATATCTTCGTAAGAAACTTCTTGCGGCATTTAAAGTACCGAAATCTTTCATAGGATATGATGAAGATGTAAATGGAAAGGCAACGTTGGCTGCACAAGACGTTCGATTTGCACGCACGATTGAACGCATTCAACGTATTATGATTTCGGAATTAACGAAGATTGCAATTATTCATTTGTATGTACAGGGGTTTACGGATGAAAATCTTATCAACTTTGAACTTTCACTAACAAATCCTTCCACGTTATACGAACAAGAAAAAATTAATATCTGGAAAGAAAAGTTTGCACTTGCTCAGCAAATGACCGGCGGACAAACCGTATTATTTTCTCAAGATTGGGTATATAATAATATTTTAGAAATGTCTGACGAAGAAATTGCAAAAGAGCGTGAAAAGATTATGGAAGACTTAAAACGTCAGCAGGAGCAACAAACTGCACTACAACCACCGGACCCGATGCAACAACAGCAACCTCCGATGGACGGAGCAGCGCCGCCTGAGGGTGGGGTTCCGGCAGAACAGCCACCTGAAGGGGAGGAAGTTCCTGAAGAACAACAAATTGATGATGTAGACCAGATTCTTGCTAGTTTAGAAGACATCAATGAAGATGAAGAAAATCCTGAACTTGAAGAAGCTTTGGCCAAAAATAAAGGCGGACGGCCTTATGAAGGATTGAAGTTTGGTACTGACAGACACCCACTTGGTCGTGATCCGTTTGGGCACAAGGAAAATAAGAAAGCAGTAAAAAGAACACTGTCTACAGAAACAAAAACGTTCTTGAATAGTTTGCAACGAAAAGGAGCTAGCAAATACAGACAAATTATAAGTGAAAGTTCGCTAACTGATGAAAAAACAGAAGGTTAATAATGTTTCTAGATATTTACTTATATATGGTGGTTGTTTACTCGTCTAATACGGATAACATATGAACATCAAACACAATAAATTACGTAACACCGGCATTTTGTTCGAACTACTTGTAAGAAAAGTAGCTGCAGACGTATTGGATGGAAAGTCCGATAGTTTTGCGGTAAAGCTTATGAGAGAACATTTTCATTCTAAATCCGAACTAGGAAAAGAATTACAACTATATCGTACGTTTTTCAATACGACCAAGTTGTCTGAAAATAAAGCTTTGGATATGCTCAATATAATTTTGCAGAGACGTAAAACGCTCAATGAAAAATTATTAAATGCACAAAAATTCTTACTTATTAAAGAAATAAAACAACAGTGTGACTTGAAACAATTTATGGCAGGTAGAGTCCCGTCGTACAAAGTGTATGCATCGGTCTATAAATTGTTCGAAACAACCAACCGTTCAGAAACAGATTCCTCAATGTTTATGCAGATTGATGAAATGGTTTCTGCACGGTTTGTTGTTGTAGAGCACCTAAAGGGTGAACTTAAAGAAGAAAAAATAATTAAAGAAAGTACATACTCCGAAGTTTTGAAGAAGCAGCCGGAAGAAATTAGATACTTGTCATATAAATTTTTATTAGAACGATTCAATGAAAAGTATAGTAACTTCAGTGACAAACAAAAAACTTTATTACGTGAATACATTAATAACGGGACGGACCTTGAGAAGTTTAAAAATTATGTTGCAGAAGAAGCTAAAGCATTGACACGGCAGATACAGAGGAATTCTCATAAAATTAAAAATGACGTTACTAAGATTAAAATTAATGAAGTAATATCACAGTTGCAACATATACAACATAAGTCAACAATAAAAGATAATTATATTACTGCATTATTAATTGCATATGAAATTTCACACGAATTGGATTCGTTGAGTTAATTTATGATGAATGAAGAACGATTGAGAGAACTTATCCGTAAGCATATCGAAGACAGACTAGATGAAATCTCAACTACAGCTAATGTTGCTGGGTATTTATCACCTAAAGCATTTTCTGGTTCTGGTCAAATGAATGCTAGTCGTGTAAAAGCTATGGCAAAGCAGATTGGCTATACGTTAACACACCGTGGAAATGAAGATTCTAAAAAAGTTGATAATCTTAAAGAACATGCGCATGTCCTAAGAACAGAATTAAATCAACTGACTGAAAATTATTATCAATATAGAAATGACCAGACAGCACTTCCTCATCAAAAAATTGGAAAAGCCATTTCTGAAATTAATAAGCAGTTAAAGATGGTTGAGAAAGTTTTAAATTACAACAGTCGTTTGAAGAATGAGTATGGTATTAGTAACGAAAGTTTATGGAAACGTACACAAAATCAAATGACAAAATTGGAAGGCCGATTGATTGAAATTGCACGTAGACTGCGTGAATTACGAGGATAACTATGATAATTTTTAAAGAGTTAATTCAAGAGATGGTTGACGAAAAAATTGGTGATTATTTGCCTGGAAAAATGAATGCCGCCGCACAGCAAGCAAAACAACAAGGGCTTCACAGTATTGGTTTTGGTCGTTGGGCAAACGCAAACGGTGAATATGTGGCAAAAACCGTGGACGGCCGATTACAAACAGTTGACACACAGTTCAAACGAACACAACCAAAAAATCGAAATCCAGCTACCATGCCACTTAATCGTGGAATCGATCAAGGTGGACCAGCAAAGTTATCCGACCCAGCAGATATGAAAGATAAAGTTGGTTTGGCAGTTCGACAGAAACTAACTACTGCATTAAAATCATCTGCGGTACAAAGTGCTATGAAGCAAGGTGGTGGACTCACTGGTGACCAACTGAAACAGCTCACGGGCGTTCCAGAAAAAGCATTTAAAGTAGCGTCCTACAGTCTAGACCCAGAGAATCCAGAGGCAACTCGTTCGGTTTCAATTGACTTTAATCGTGGATTAGATTATAGCCCAAAAACTAAATTGTATACCTTTAGAGATGGTAGTAAATAATATGGCATTACTCTGTGAATATACCGAACTGCATTACGACAGAAATATGTTAATGGAATCCATTGACGGTAACAAACCATTCATTCTTCGCAATGTCGTATTACAACGTGCAAACGCCAAAAATCAAAACGGTCGAGTGTATCCGAAAGAAATTCTCATGCGAGAAGCAGCAGTATACAAGCAAAATTTCGTTAGTCAACGAAGAGCACTTGGTGAATTAGATCATCCAGAATCACCGGTTGTAAATCTTAAAAATGTATGTTGTAATGTCGTTGGGTTGTGGCCTGACGGTGATGATGTTCGTGGAGATATTGAAATTCTCACCACTCCAACAGGAAATATTGTTCGTGAACTAATCAAGAATAATATTCGTCTCGGGGTATCATCCCGTGGAATGGGGTCGGTTCGTCAAATGGGAGAAAATACGGTAGAAGTACAAGAGGATTTTTCTTTGATTTGTTTTGACATTGTTTCCAATCCATCAACGTTTGGTGCATTCATCAATGAAAATGTAAGCAGTAATATTATAACACCGTATGACACAATTGATAAGTTGGTTCATGATTTCTTAAGCGAAGTAAAATAAAGGAGATTATTATGCTATTATTACTTGCGGTAGTTGCAATGGCAACTATTGGTTGGATTATAGTCAACAATACAAAAAAATCTAAAACAGAAGACATCACACCAAATCCAGATCCAATTCCGACACCAACGTGTGCCAAATTAGGTGACACCTGTACAGAAACGTCGGGATGTTGCCCTGGATTATTATGCGTGGATATTAATGAACAAGGATTTGGTACATGCGCACCTATACCGGTTCCCGGTAAAGTATCTAAAGTATAAGAATCATGCCATCGGTTAGTAAAAAACAACAGCAATTATTTAAAATAGTTTATGCATATCAAATGGGAAAAATTTCTCCTGATAAAGTAAACTCCAAAATTAAAAAGATTGCAAATACCATTTCCCCACAAGACGCAAAAAAATATGCCACTGGTGCAACGGTCAATGTAAAAAAACTACATGAGATTTTTAATAATCCAATGTATGTAAAAATGACATTGAATGAAATTATAAACACCAACACACCAAATTATGTAAAAGGTCAATTAATTGACATATTTACTGCACACATGATTATGACGGTAGTGAATAAGTTAAATGAAGATAACCAACGTGTTTTTTTTCAACATACTTTGAATGAAATGGTGGCATTTTCTTATAAAATACTAACGCATTAACATATGTCTAAAACTTTATTTGTTAGTGACTTTGATGACACATTAGCACAGACGGATGCAAAGATTATCATCACAAAAGCGTCAGGTGAGGTTGTGGAAATGGACCCGCCTGATTATGCTGTCTACACACCAGAACCAGGCGATAAGTTTGATTTTTCTGAATTTGAGAAATTAAAAAATCCAAGACCAATTCGTAGATTTGTACAGCTCTTAAAAAGAGCAATAGCAGATAAACGAGTTGACAAAATTGCTATATTAACTGCCCGTGGCCATACTAAGCCCGTTGCACAATTCTTACAAATGATGGGAATTACTTCCGGTGTGAGTATTGCCGCTATAGGAAGTTCTGACCCGCAGAGAAAAGCAAATTATATAGAAAAACATATACAATCTGGATTTACTCGCGTTGCATTTGTTGATGACTCACCTAAAAATGTAGCAGCAGTAGAAGGACTTCGTAAAAAATACCCAGAAGTAAAATTACTTGTTCATCAGGCAAAAGAACATCCTGAAGAAAAAGATACAACTCCAACGTCACCAGATAATAATCCCGCAGACAACAACACAGACTCACAGATTGCAATTCAAGCAAAACAGATGGGGCTAGAGGATTATAAATTTGGTCGATATGGAAAGAATGGAACTGTCACACACACTGTTCAAAACGGTCGTTTATTACCAAAACCAAAGGAAGGCAATTAAATGTTTATTAAAGTTAACGATGGCAAGGATGAATTGAATAAAGCATTAAAACAATTCACCAAGATGGTTAAGAAATCTGAAATTATGCAGGAGTTAAAAAACAGAGAACATTTCTTAAAACCATCAAAAAAGAAAAAATTTAAGAGTCAAGAGGCACTTCGTCGTAGAAAACGTGAAGAACGTAGAGCCGCACGACAAAAACATTACGATAATTGATATTTTTGAGAATTAGTAATATATTTATTATAGTGAAACACTAATGTTCAATATTGGTGGGAATTTTTATATCCAAAATAACAGATGAGAATATCTGTTTCATTCCTTACAGGAGTATTACAATATGGCAAAGATTACCAACAATCTTTTAAAACAAGCCATTGCAGACGCAGAAGCAGTTCGTGAAACGGCTGTCGCAAATGCAAAGCTCGTATTAGAAGAAGCAATTACCCCACAAATTCGTGAAATGATTGCGCGCCGTCTTCGTGTGGAAGCAATGGAAGGCGAAGAAAAAGAAGAAACGGATGATATCAAGAAGGAATCATTTGGTGCAGAAGAACCAACTGATGAAGCCGCAAAGGAACTCCCATTCCAGGATGCAGAAGCAAAGGGTGGTAGTGACTTCCCAGCAGATTCATCAACGGTTGGAACGGGTGACAACAAGGAACCGTCAGATGATTCATTTGACACTTCAGCTATCGGTGATGGAGGTGAAAACGTCGATGATAGCCATACTGACTGGTATGATGACTGGTCAGAAAGTGATTTCGACCTTGACGAAGTTATCAAAGAATTAGAAGAAGATATTGCTCGTCTTGCAGAAGCCGAACATGCAGGTGAAGAAGAAGGCAAGGAAGAAGGCGAGGAAG